ATGCTGTATCTATCAAGAATTTGATTGTAAGCAGCTTGCTGAACAAGCCAATTTGAAATTTCTTGCCCAGTTAAATTGTTCATTGATATAGGATTTATAAATCCGTAATCGCGTAGTCTGTCACCCATGGTTAGCGTACTTTCTGGACGATGCCGTAAGCGGTGAAATTAAGATGGTTTCCAGCAGAAGCAGAAACACCTAAGGAGCCATTCTTCTGAACAGTAATCCCAGAGCCCTGACTTGCTGCTTCGATAACCTCAACAGAGTAACCATTGATTGTCTTGTTATAGACCAAAGCATTCGCAGTAGCGTAAGTCGCAGCAGTATCGTTGTGGTATAGGTGATACTGAACGTTATTGTTGGTGATGTTGCAGATTTGAATGCGCGTGATTTCGGTAGTTGCAAGCGCAGTAAACAACGTCTGGGCAGTAGTCGTCGCAGGCAATACCTGCCCCAACTTACCACCAAACAGTTCCGACCTATCGCTGACCATTTATCTTTGCCCTCAGGTCTACACCAAAAGCCTTCTCGAATCCTCCCGCAATGGTCACCCGGACCCTGTGGAAGCGGGCGCTTCTGCGAATGTCGAAAGCCCCATCGTTGTTCATCGAGACCGAGGCATCGTAGGAAACCTCGTCCCTCTGGTTAGCTCGATAGCCGTGCTCCACCGTAATCGTGGAAGTAGGTCCTTCGATGATTGGGCGGGTCTGGTCAACGTAAGCAACACGCCCTGGTTGAGCGTCGAACTCCTTGGACTCCAGAACCGCTGTAAGGGGCGTTCCTTCAAACACGCCGGAGTTATTGGAGGAGTTAAAAGCCCCGATATTGATTCTGCCCGGAGCCCACACAGGGTCGTCCAGAGAAGCAGTGAGCGCGTCTAGACTTCCCGTAATCGCGTCCAGCCCGTCTAGTGTGTACCCAGGGCCCACATAAGCGTGCAGGGCGTTTGTTTCAATCTCCGCAATAGAGAAAGTTCCAGAAGGCCAGTGGTAAACCAGAATCTTATTGGGCTGCGGAACTTGAGCGTCCGCTCCTACATAAGACCAAAGGATAAGCGAGCGCCGGAGGTCTGCCGCGCTGCTCATGCGGTAATAGTAGTTCGGGTCTGCATCATTAAAGAACCAGCGCGCCACCTTCCCAGAACCAAGATTCTGCGACTGCTCTCCATCAAAGATGTAAATGTCATCGTTGGAGATATAGAACATGACGTTCCCAGCATCACACACAGAGCCAAAGGAAACAGCCCCACGCTTACGCTCTGCCGGATAAAAGCCAAAGGTTGTTGGAGGGCCTTCGCGCTCCATCCTGACAATGCCGCGCTCGAAGAATACGTTCCCTCTGTCTCCACCAAGGATGCGGACAATAGAGCCATAGTTTCCAGCAATCTGCTGGTAATCTGATTGCGTCGTTGGGCTTGGCGTCCATGCAGTTTCGTCGCCAAACCCAGACCATCGAACCGTTGTATCCGAATCTTCCGTATTCGCCAAAACCACGAAGTCACCAACTACCGCAATAGATGTAGCTTTAGTCGGGCTCCCTGAAAGATTGTCAAAGTTTGTTCCGCCCATCGTAATAACTTGGACTTCATCAACGCTGTTGGTCGCGATAACCTTATCGCCGAACTTGGCAAAGTCCCAGACAGTCTGAGCGCCTGAAGTATATGCACTTGCGGTTCTGGATACGTTCGTCCACCCAGTTCCGGAGAGGTTATAGAGCTTTGTCGCATCTCCCGCGTAGATATACTCGTTGCCTGCGGTATCGGTGACGCTGATTGCTCCTCTAGCGTAGGCGCTTAGAGCTGTGTTTGAAGTCGTCTGAAGGCCATAGAAAGGCAAGAACAAGTCTCCATTAGGAACCACGTTCTTAGCCGTAATGGAACCAGGATTAGCCAGACTTCTTTCATCTGGCAACCAAGCCCCGAAAGGAAGTCTCTGCGAGGGCATTAGGCAGCCACCGCCTTGATAACCGCGAAGTTAAACACCGGCTGCTCTGTCGTTGTTCCGCCAGTTGTAGCAAATGAGATACGGAACGAGCCCGCAGCTACCGCCGTGACGTGCATCATGTACAGGTCCGTCCCGCTCTTCTGGCTGAGGACAACCACGTCAGTTGCGGCCACCGTGCTATTGGTTACGGTAAAGCTTTGCCAAGTCGCAGTGCCTGCCGCAGAGACCAGCGTAATCGCGCCGTTCGTCTTGTTCAGCGTGACGCCTGTCGTTCTGCTGGTGGCCTGAGTAACTGCGCCACCCGTCCCTGTCCCGTAGCCAAGCCCGGCGGTGTCCTTGGTCATTGTGAATCCGGTATCGGCAACTCGGCAGACTTCGGCAGCAGTTGCCGCGTTGGCCGCAGCGCCGAATCGAATCGTTCCGCCTCCTGCTGTACCAACAGCAGAGCCTAAGATGTAAGCGCCAACTGCGGCGTTATCAAGGTCTGGACTGTAGAACTCGATTTTACCCATCGGCTGATTAGCCGCCGTCGTAGTATCCGCATCCGTAAATCGAATGACGTTTAGCGGAGCATCTCCAGTCAGCCCATTGTTGTTTGCTCGGATATCAAGCATTTGCTGAGGCGTCGTAAACGAAGTCCCGAGCGCAAGATACCCTTCTGGAGAAAGGGACATCTTAAGTGTTGAGCTTGTCGCAGAAGCAGAAGTGGTCGCAAAATTGATACGCGAAGGAATGGAAGTAGTAGCAACTGTCCCGGCTACTTGGGCAGAAATATATGCCCCTGAATTGAACGTTGGAGAGGCGTCATTGTCTGCGCCATTAAACTGAATAATCCCGAGATTATCTCCATCAGCTACCGCAGTAAGGGTTCCGACTGTTCCGCTTTTGCTCTTGTTAATAACGAAAGAGCCACAAAATGTGGCGGTATTATTCCAGTTAAAAATCTGAGAAGAGCTGGTCGCCGCAGTAGTTCCGTTAATTTGAGAAGAAGGAGTTACTGCCGTTGTAAAAACCTTACTGGAAATAGCGGTTGTATGCCCCTGAACTAACTGCCCCGCATTATTAACAATAAAAGGAGTGGAGTCAGGATTGGTGCTGTCCTCAATCTCTAGCGAGTTACCCGTGCCAAGCTGCGTGACGCGCAGAGCAGCGTTAGTGTTGTCGGTGACGCTGATTACTGTGCTGCCGCCAAAGTAATTAGGCGCATCTCCTGCGGCATAGAATTGATACCGACTAGTGCCAGAAGCAGCAATATTCGAGTAAAAACCGTAGTTATTCGTGGCCTGAGTAAAGGCGAGAAGCCCTCCTGCATAAAATCCATATTGATTCGTAATGGAGCCTGCCGTAACGGTAATTCCGGCTGTAGAAAAACTTGATGCTCCAGTAAGTCCAACAGGGGTGCTATAAGTCCGGTTATCGTAAAAACCACTTGTAGTTAGCCCCATGTCCCCGGTTGTATGGAACTTTGAGGATTCAAGTCCGGCGCTTACGGTCATTAGCCCAGTGCTGTTCGCAATGGTCGCAGAAGCAGTCCCGTCCTTGGCTTTTATGTTTGTGACTTCCAGCGTCGTGATATCGATCGCAGGAATAGCGGAAGCATTTAAAAGCTGGAACTGAGTCCCGTCGTAGACCACCGTATACATGAGTCCGGAGACAATTTCTCCGCCCGTCAAAGCCGCTCCGTTAAACTGAACAGCCTTGGCCCCAAGAGAATCCACGTTAATCGTGGTGGCCCCGGTGTTCGTTCCGCCCGCCTTGAACGTGTATAGGTCGCCCTGGGCATAGGCTGTCATCGTTCGGCTTGCGGCCAAGGTAATCGTGTTGGTTCCTGCCGAGGTATTCACCCCGTCCGTGTCAGAGCGATACCGGCTGATAGCCGCCATGACCTCTCGGGCAGCATCATTGACGGTCGAAGGGGCCATGCCCTCCGGGAATCCGTTCGGCGGAGAGGCGTTATTGGAAGCGGCGGTATTCGACCAAGTTTGGATGTCACTCATAGAATTTTCTCTGAAGCTGGATGGAGAGAGGCCCCTGCGACTGGTGGCCACGCAAATACTCAGCCGAGGCAAGCGCCGCAGCTTCCTTATACTGATTCGCCCACAATGCTGCTTCGTCCTCGGCCATCAGGTATCTGTTCGCCCAGAACATTGAGGCGGACAGGTAAACGTCGGGGAATTTGGTCAAAAGCCAATTTGTGGTGTTGGTATTGCTCAATGCCGACACGCCGGGGAAGTAGACTATTTCGTAGGCGTAAGAGTCGTCAGGTGCTACGTCAAACTCGAAAACATCCGACATTGCGAAGAAGGCAGGCTTGCCGGTGCCCGAGCGTTGATACTGCCTCAGTTGCTCATCTGAGACATAGGTCAGGACAGCCGCAGGGTCCGCTGTCAGGGTAAAAGAGGTCAATTCTTGGAAGTCAGCCGGAAAGGCTAGGCTGTTCGTGCCGGAGGTTAGGCTTCCGGTCGTGCGGGTCTTGTTTCCCCGGACTCCGCCCATGTTCCCGGCGGTGCGCGGTAGGGGAGGGCGCTTAAACATCGATTCCGCCAACTGGATGAAGTTAGCGGTCTGGGCTGTCGTCAGACTGGAGCGCGCAAGCCAGTCTGTTATGGCGCTTTGTAAGTCCGAATAAGTAGAGATTGCCATCTCGGCCCCCTTTTGGTAGGCCTAGATTATACCTTTTTTTTCCTCGCAGTAACTCGCATGTCCCTAGCGGCTATGTGGGTCTTGGGCTCCTCTACCGCAATCAGCTCAAAGCCCAATTCCTCCAGAACGTCGGTTAGCTCAACCATGGACCAAGCCCATTTGTGGGTCATTTCCTCGCTTTCATAGTTAGGGTCTCCGTACATGGCCCACATAGTCATCCGGGCGTCGAATTGCTCTCCGTTCTGAACCCTGTCGAACATATATCCCAGAATCTTATCGAAGCAGGGCATTTCTAAGACAATCTTCCCGCCAGGTTTCAGCACCCGCATCCAGTCTTTCAGGATTCCCTCTACCTTCCAGCGGTGGAAATGCTCTAGGACATGATAGGCATGGACCTCGTCTGCGTAGTCGTTTTCAAACGGCAGGCGCTCGCTGATGTCAGCCTCGAAATCTGGCCTAATCCCTGACCAGTTGCTGGGAAGGTCCACATTGATGAAACCCGGCATCAACTTATGCCCGCAACCTAAATTAAGCCTGATAAGACCTTGTTCCATTTTTCCCCCACTGTTTTAGGGCTGAATCGCTCTCGGACGTATGCCTGCGCCTCTGCAATGCGGTCTGTAACGTCCAGCGTCATGGCCATTTCCAAGCCCTGAGCGATGTTCCCAACCCAGATTCCGGGAATCTCTCGATAGGCTGGAAGTTCGCCGCAAACAGGGAACCTTCCCGCCCGGATTGCTGTCACGGCTCGGTTGGCGCTCTTGCACTGCCTACGTCCTGTAGGAAGCAGCACAGCGCGACATCTACCTAGCTCCCTTACTAGGGCGTCAGGGCTCCACATTTCGCACCACGGAGCTTCTATGTTCGTCAGAATGCGTAGCGGGTAACGGATGTCTTTATGTACGTTGTACAGGTCTGGCAGGTTGATTCGGTGGCCGAACCATAAAACCCCTTCACCCATGCCCGGCGGGCTCTCTGGGTGTTCGTAGGGGTCATCAATAACTATTGCATCCCTGCCTGTTTTGTCATGTATTAGGAGACGCATCGTCTCGCTATTACAGGTAACGACATCTGCCTTCTCGCAGGCTTCTAGGTAGTGCGGGCCTTTGTGTGGGTCGTCGAACCAGTCATCGCAGACATCAAAGACTACCTTTCGGTATTGATACCGCACGGCAGCATTCCAGCGCCAGTTGTGCTTCGAGCAGACAAGGATATCTGTCCCTTGCTTCCATCCGAACTTGGAAAGTTCCCTGAATGGGATGATGTTTCTTAGCCTTGTCGAGGCAATGGTTTCGTCGGTCTGTTGGAATGTGACGTTCACATAACCCCCAGCTTTTTTAGCACTCCCTCCGCATGAACAGACTTGCCCATCAGCTCGATCCATGAGCAGGAGGCGTTCATGGACTTAAATTCTTCCTGCCATTCCTCGGCGTAGTCGCATCCTCGGACCTCAGCAAAATGAGGGACGCCCTGGGTGAAATGCACTAGCTTTGCTGGCGCTTTCTCCTCGTATCCAACACAGAAGTTCCACTCTTGCGGGATGTCTCCGACGTTCTCGGCCCACTCGAAAGTGCTGGGTTTAGTGTTCTCGTCGTCGATGTATTCAGGGGTTAGTTTCTGGCAGAGGGCGTTATCAAAGACCATCAGAGAAGGCCATTCGAAACGCTGTTGGTGCTTTGCAACATAGACCTCGTGGTTACCGTCTACCAACCTCCCGAGTTCGTGAACATCTCCGAGGACCAGCATGTCGGAGTCCATGAATACGGAGATTCCTCGGTAATTACAGAGGAACGGGGGAAGGTATCGGGAGAAGGTGAAGTCTGTCAGCCCCCGCCTAGAGATGGGGAGCTGAGGAAGGACAAGGGGGATAATCTGAACGGGCTTAGAGGCTCGCCTGATTATCGACCACTGGAGGACGTTGTAGGAGACCGGAGAGCGCGGATCGATTCCGATGAAGATACGCATTTCCTCAACCTTTCAATGATGTCGTTTATATAGTTATCGTGCCGGTTCAAGAACTGGACACTCTTATACCAAGGGGTCTGTTCGTGCCAGTGGGGCGTAGAATGCACCGCAACAATGGCAGGAACCCCCAGCGCACCGGCGGCATGGTAAGCCGTTGTCGGCACGCAGACCACCGCATCCAGACAATCAATCAAGGCTATCGTGTCCTCATAGTTGTCTGTCTGGGTTCCCCACGGGAAGTCATGAATCGGGAAGCCCTCGGTGTCGCGCTCTTTATATTCCAAGCTGATGAAGTCCGCATCTACCGATTCAAAGATAGGCCGCCAGTCCTCAAGCTGGACATTCCGGCTGAACCATCCATGAGCCCCTGGCGTTCCTCCAGTCCATGCAATCCCTACCTTCGGGCGCTTCCCTAAACTCCTCAGCAGAGCCGCCCACTGGAACCGTTTAGCAGGGTGAGGGGTAAGGTAAGGGGTTCCCGGAAAGTCTTTAACAGAACGCCTGTAGAACCGCTGTAGTTCGCTCATCGAGCATTGATAGTCGGCCTCTACCTTCCACTCGATTTCCTTCTGGAACTGCCCTCCGTAGACCTCAATTCTGGGAAAGGCTGCTTTAAATACACTTTCCAGCTTGGGGTGACAGACAAGCTGTTTGACGTTGGCATTCTTCAGGGTCGTGCAGAAGGCAATCTGGTCGCCTAAGCCCTGTTCTGCATAAACCAGAAGCCTGCCTTTCTGTCCCTCCCAATCTGGGAGGCCATAGTTCTGTTTCTCTCGAAACGCCTGATGTCCCATTCCTCGGGCGTAAGCATCCCAGCCTTCTCCGTATCGCTGGGTATGCAGACAAGCAAAGCCAAGAGCCACATGGCCCTGCGGGTGCTCCTCCAAAGGAATTGCCTTGCGTGCATATTCCTCGGCCTCCTTAAATCGATAGTTCACCGCATGGGCAAACGCAATCGAACGCAGGACAGACGGATTGTCAGGCGCTAGCTCTTCTGCCCTCAGCATAGAATCTACTGGGGCCTTGTCAATCAGGGAGGCTTCGCACGTTCCTCGGACCAGCCAGCAACGCCAGTCATCAGGGGCTAGGGCTGTGAGTTTCTCGGCTACCGCTAGAGCAAGAGGGCTCTTCTCGGTATCAATAAGGATTTTCGACATGAGGAGCAATGCCTCAATGTCGTAGGGGTTCCGGGCCAACAGTTGCATAACCGTATGGCCGGAGAGTTGATAGTCCCCCCGGCCATAGGCTTTTTCCGCAACTTGTAGGTCTAGACTCGTCCCGTTCCCGTTCTCAGGTATCGCCATTCTGGGTCGTTCAAAAGTCGTTTAATACCGGGGGTGTGGTCTTTGTTAAAGACATCTACCCCGTAATCCTTTTTCCATTTCAGAATGACAGAGTTGGGGATTCTGGCGACATGCCACCACCCCTCCTTTATCCCTTTACGGGAATATTCGTTCAGGCCACCACCGCCCCCAACGTCATGCGTCTGGGTGCGTTTGTTGCCTTCCAGATAATCCGCAACGTCCTGTATCTCTTCGATGACCGTCTCTTTCGTCAGGTCATCGTAGTGATGAAATACAGAAGTACGGGTTAGCGGGTCGTAATCAAGAAGCCTTTTTGCCACGCTTTTGACATCCCTGGCCGTCAACTGGAACCATTTTAGACGCTTTATACGTCTTGGTGATTCCCTTTTTGCTGGCGGAGTTCCACTTAACCATCTTCTTCGCTTTTTCGTATGCCATGTTGGCCTCCAAAAGGGGCGGGGGACGAACCCCCGCCAAGGTTGAGGTCCTTACGACGTGGTAACCGCGTAGACCTTCGCAGAGGCGCTCGGGTTATCAGCCACGAGGGTGCACTCGGCCAGAATCATGGAACGGTCGGAGTCGCCGGTCTTGGCAAGCTCGACATTCTGAATCGGTCGCAGGTAAGCGACAGACCAGTACTCGAGGTCAAGAGCGTAGACCTGGTTGGCAGGCATGAAGCGGTCCGCAACAATCTGGTGCTGGCCGAAGTCAGACACATAGATGTCGGCAGAGCCGATGATGGTCGCAGGCCCGGTCTGCTGATTGTCACGATACTGGGTCGCAATACCCGCAAACGCCGAGGCAATCTGCTTATTGAACGAACCAGTGAAAATGACATTCGGCGAACCGCCATTGTCCCAGCACTGCTTAATCGCAGACTTCAGCATTGCTTCGCTGAAGGTCGCCGCAGTACCGGAAGTCGGGGCAGTACCCGGAGCGCCGGAGGTGATGGTGGTGGTGGTCGCAGCGGTGCCGTTCTTCACCTGATTAGTGAAGAGCCATGCAGCAACGCCAGCCATGACGCGCGCGGAGGCAGCAGCGCCAGCGGTCGCGGCCTGCGTCCCGAGGAACGTCGCTTCCATGTCGCGCTTCAGCTCACGACCGCGCTTGGCAATCTGGTAGCTGAGTTCGTCACGGCGGCCAGCGGTGTCAGAAGCACGCAGGGTGCCCGAGACACGCGGAACCTTGGTCAGAATCTGCGTATAGTTACCGAAGCGGCTGGTAGCCGTCGCGGTGTTCGTATTCGCATCGTCGCCTTCAACCTGCGCGTTGGTCGCAACAGCCGAATCAAGGCTGTCCGTCTGCCACTCGTGGAAGGTTGAGGTCGCCTTCTTACGGGTGACGTTGGACATAAAGGGGGTGTCCATTGGCGAGATATCATAGATGATATCTTCCAAGTCCTCGCGCATACCAACAGCGGCGTACCGCTGGAATGTGCCTGTCGGAACTGCCATTTCTCTGTCTCCTTACCCGATCATTCGGGAAATTAGTGCTGCTGCGTCTTTCATGTTTCCGCTCTTTGAGAGCTTGCCACGCAGTGCACGGGTCGTTTCTGTAGCCTGCTCATTCCTGGCTCCGCGAGCCCCCGGTGTGAGGGTCTTTTTGCCAAGTTTGAACACCTTGTTTTTTGCAACGGTAGTCTGCGATTTCGCAAGTCGCATGGCATCCCTCGCCAGAAGGACCTCCCTATGCGCTTTGATGTTCGCGACGTACTGCGGGCTATACCCGCGAGACAAGAGGAACTGTGCAATCTCGGCCTTTTCGCGTGCCGCGACCTGCTGGTCCCTCCATTCCGGGATGGCTCTGTACAGTAATTCAGCCTCTCTACCTAGAAGCTCCCGCTCCTGAGAAGCCATGATTTGCGCCTGCTCCCGCTGCGCGTTTTCATACCGTACTGCCGCCTGCGCCCGTAGGTTCGCCAGTTCACTCTGACGTTCCTGATACTGCATTCTCAATGCAGCAAATTCTGCCGGATTGTTCTGTCGCAGCCAATCCCAGTTAATCTGGCCCATCTCCTGAAAGAACTGGTTCTCCACATATCCAAGCAGCTCTGCCGCTTGGTGTTCTTTCTGCTGAAGGGCTTGTGCAGCTTGCGTCCACTGCTGCTGAAGCTGTTGGCGTGCGTGCTCTACCTTGACCGATTCCGCTCGGAGCTTTTCCTGCTCTTTGTAAGCGTCCTTCAGCTGCTCAATGGTCGCCTGCTTCGGGCCATCTGGGGTATCCAGATTGACCTTCAGGGCGTATAGGTCAGAGGGGTCTGCATCGAGGTATTCAGCAAGCTGGTTCCACTCGTCGATGGTCATCTCATCGGCGGGCTCTTCCGATGCTTCCTGAGGAGCTTCCTGCGGGGCTTCCTGTGGGGCTTCGTAAGATGCTTCTACAGGCGCTTCCGAGGACGCCTCAATAGGCGCTTCCTCTCTCGGGCGCTCAGACTCAGGGGTTAGGTAGGCCGCAATTCGAGCCTCTGGGGTCGCTTGCTGTTCGCTCATTTGTTCAACTCCTCAACTTGTTTTGATGCCATCTTGCCCGTCACCATGACTGACTCAATGTGGTTCTTAATCTTCTGACAGACCTGAAACGCAAGCCAAAGGGTCTCACGTTGTTCCTGTTCTTTGGCTCCGCTGGCTCGCCATGCGGCCATCAGCTTATCTTCGTAGGATGACCATGCCTCAGACCACAGAGGAGAGCGCAGGATGCGCTCCGCCTCATGTCCTCTGGCTATCTCTTTATCAAGACTTGGCAACGCGGCGCTCCACGATTTCCTTAATCAAGCCGTCCTTGTCCCGGACCACTTCTTTTCGGACTTCGCTGTTGTTAATTTGGTTTTGCAGGGAAGCAATCTGGTCGGCCATCTTTGCCAGAAGCTCGTCCCGCTTATCCTCTTCCTCGGACATATCCTTTTCTTCTGAATCATCTTTTTCCGAGTCGTCTTCCTCCATGTCCTTTTCTTCCATGCCCTTGGAATTTTGCATCTCTGGCATAACAGCGAGGATTTCGGTTACCTGAGGCTCTCCTACGAGGATTCCGCCAGGGAGGATGTCCTTCATCTCCTGCATAGATAGCTTGGCCGCGTCCAGACCCGCCTTCTGGTCGGCAATGTACTTGTCGAGCGCTCGGTCTTTGGACTTGCTCATCTCCGCAATCTGAATCTGGAGCAGCTTGAGGTCGTTCTCGGTCTGGCGTCGCTTCATTTCGACTTCCATCGACAGGAGCTTGGCGTTGGAATCTGCCGAGTCCTTCATTCCCTTGAGTTCGTTCTGCAAGGTGGAGATTTCGCGCTTGAGACGCTGCTCCTCAATCTTGAGCATCATCTCGGCTTGCATCATCCGCTCTTCTGCAGCCACCTTCTGGGCGTCAACCTGAGCCCTTGCCATCTTGGACTGAGCGTCCAGCATCATCGCCTCTGCCTGTACCTGAGCCGCCATTGCGGCTGGGTCTGGCTGCGGCGGCGGCGGGGGCGGGGCCATTTTGGGGTCCATGAAGAACAGCTCAGGCGTGAGGCCCATCGCGCTGACCAGTTCTTTGTTGGCCATCCACATTTGTTCCGGCGCTACTAGCGACCCCATCGCTCCCGCCGCCGCGTACTTTTGCTGAAGGTCAATAATCTGCATCATCCCCATTACGCGACGCTCGCGGCTCTGGTTGCCCATGCCGACGCGCACCGTAATGTTCTCGCGCTCTCGCCACTCTCCGGGGTTTACGGGAACCCAACGATTGCGGAGCTTCAGGACCATTTCCCGGTCTTGGTTCTTGCTCAGGATTTCGTGGATATCCTTAAACAGCGGGACAAAGCCAACCTCGGCCATGATTCGGGCAATCATCTCAATCTTCATACGGGCCGCGTCGTAGGCCAGCGCGGCCACCCCGGTGTTCACGTTGCTGAGGGCGTTCTTATCAAGGCCAGCAACCTCGTCGCCAACGCCTGTGCGCTGCTTGATTTGCTGGTCCATGTACTCCAT